TAAAGGTCGCTATACTATCTTATTTAATAAGATTTTTATTTTAGAATCTAAGGATAGCGATGAATTAATATGTACTTATAATATTGATCCAGGTAATTTAAGTTCTACTACTGTATTATCTAATACTATCTTATTACATCGTAAAAAGGAAAGTAATACACTTTATACTATTAATGCTTTAAATACTTTAATTAAAATATTAAATGGTGGAGTTGTTGATCCTAAATTTATGGTTAATTGGAATGATTATAAGAATACTATCTTATTAACAAATGGTCCTGATTTAAGAAAATTAGAAACATCTATATATAAGATTGTTAACCTAAGTTAAATTTATTATATTTATATACATGAAAAAACTAATCAACGAAATTGCCAGAATGCAACGTATTGCTGGTATAATCACTGAAAGTGAATATCAAGAAGTAGCTAATGTTATGGATGTAGCTAAAGCAGCACATTTAGAAGCTTTAAAAAAAGAATTAAATTCATCTAATTTAGATAATTGGTATATTTCAACTACTAGTAATGCATACGGTATTGAAATAACAAGTACTTCAGATGATCAATTACAAAAATTCTCAACTAAACACGATGATGAAGGCAATGTAACTGATACTCAGTTAGATAAAATCCAACCTACATCATCTAATCAAAAATCTTTATCAATTACTCCTACTCAGAAAAAAGAATTTTTAGATAGAATAAAAAATATTGATAGTGTTAATTTAGAAATGGATGCTGCTAATATTTTAGCAAGAGTATTAACTAATGATGAAGCTGAATTTATTGAAGATGTAGAAGATTTTGGATTTGATCCAGATGCTGTTAAAGATTTAGCTCAAAAATTAGTGGGTATTATTACAGAAACTTTAATGAATGAAGTTAGTAATGATATTAAAAAACTTGGTAATGCTATTATAAAATTAGGAAAACAATTACAATCTGTTGATGAAGAAGATAGTAAATCTGTAATTGAAGTAGGCAATACTTTTATTAATAATGGAGAAAAAGCTGGATTTAAAAAATATAATAGTCTTGATACAGCTCTTCGAGATGAAATATTTGAAGATTTATATGATAAATTCAATATTGATTTAGATGAATTTAATTAAAAATCCAGCATACACTTCTTTAATATAAAAATCAAATATAATAAAAATAAGCTTCCAGAAATGGGAGCTTTTGTTAACTTAAGTTTGGCCATGAGCATATTTGATGTTATATTTACCTAGTACATTAATTAAACAGTTATATAAATATGGATTTAAACGCAATCAAAAGCAGGTTATCATCTCTGCAAAACAAAAAAGGAGGCGGCACAAAAGAAGACCGCACTAAAACATCTTGGGTTCCACCAGTAGGAAAATCAGTAATTCGTATTGTTCCATCTAAGTTTAACAAAGCTAATCCTTTTAGAGAAGTAATGTTTCACTATGGTATTGGAAACAAAACAATGTTATCATTAAGTAACTTTGGTGAGAAAGATCCAATCGTAGAATTTGCATCACAACTACGTAAAACAAGTGATAAAGAAAATTGGTCATTAGCTAAAAAAATTGAACCAAAAATGAGAATTTTTGCTCCTGTAATTGTTAGAGGTGAAGAAGACAAAGGTACTCGTTTATGGCAATTTGGTAGAGAAATGTATCTAGAATTATTAGGTATTGCTGAGGATGAAGATATCGGTGATTACACTGATGTTATGGATGGTAGAGATTTAACAATTGATACTGTTGGTCCTGAAGTAACAGGTACTAAGTTTAACAAATCATCTGTTCGTATTAAACCTAAAACATCTGCATTATCTGAAGATAATGAACAAATCAAATTATGGTTATCTGAACAACCAGACGCCATTGGTCTTTACAAAAAGTATGAATTTGATGAGATGAAAAACATCTTAATGGAATGGTTAGAACCATCTGAAGAAACAACTGAAGAAACAGTTACAGATACAACTGAATCACCATTTACTGATGAACCAAAATCTAATTACGCATTACCATCTAAACCTAAACAAGGTTTTGATGAGAGTGAATTTGATGATCTTTTTACTAATAACTAAAAATGGCTAAGGAAAAAAAGAGTATAAACACAAGTGTTTCTCAAGCTATCAAAGGTACATTTGATCTTGATAAGTTTAAGAAAACGAAACACTTAGACCAATCTGTTAAATTTAAACCACAAAGGTGGATTCCGTTTTCACCAGCGGTACAAGATGCTCTTTCCATTCCAGGCATACCTATGGGTCACATCACTATTGCTAGAGGTGGCTCAGATACAGGTAAAACCACATTGATGATTGAAGCAGCGGTCGCTGCTCAGAAAATGGGCATCCTGCCCGTTTTCATCATCACTGAAATGAAGTGGGATTTTGAACATGCCCAAAAAATGGGATTAGAATTAGAAGCTATTGTTGATGATGATGGAGATGGAATTAACTATAAAGGTTTTTTCCTATACACTGACAGAACAACTTTAAATTCAATTGAGGATGTATCAGCATTTATTGCTGATTTATTAGATGAACAAAAGAAAGGTAATCTACCTTATGATTTATTATTCTTATGGGATTCAGTAGGTTCTATACCGTGTCAAATGAGTATTGAACAAGGTAAAAATAATCCAATGTGGAATGCAGGTGCTATGTCAACTCAATTTGGTAACTTTATTAATCAAAAGTTTCCAATGTCACGTAAGGAAAGCTATCAATTTACTAATACCTTTATTGTAATTAATAAAACAGGTGTACAACCAGCATTAACACCAATGAGTCAACCAAGAATGACTAACAAAGGTGGTAATACAATGTATTGGGATGCTTCATTAGTTATTACATTTGGTAATGTTACTAATAGTGGTACATCTAAAATTAACGCACAAAATAAAGGTAAGAAAGTTGAATTTGCTAAACGTACTAAAATAGCAATTGATAAGATTCACGCTGATTGTGGAGTGGCAACTACTTCAACAGTAATTGTAACACCACATGGTTTTATTGATGATGATCCAGCTGATATTAAAGAGTATAAAAAACAACATGCTCATGAGTGGTTCTCAGAAGTCATAACAAACGTTGATGATCTTCGTATTTTTGAAGATAATAGTGAGTGGGAAGAAAGTCAAAATATATCTCCAATGATTGAGATAGATAATGACGACACAGATAATAAATAAAACCATATGAGCAAAAACACGTATAAAGAGATGCTTAATAGTATTAAGCCATCTAAGGAAGAAGAACTATATCTAAACAGTCGAGTACTCCTTGTAGACTCAATGAATACGTTTTTGAGAAGCTTTGCCATGATTAATCATATGAATCCAGCAGGAGCCCACATTGGTGGGCTCACTGGGTTCTTAAAATCAGTTGGTTTTGCAATTCGTCATATAAAACCTACTAGAGTAGTATTGATATTTGATGGTATGGGTAGTACTACAAATAAGAAAAATCTATATGCTGATTATAAAGCAAATAGAAAATTAACTAGAATTACTAATTGGGATGGGTTTGATAATAAGGAAGAAGAAGTAGCTTCTATTGAAAATCAAATATTACGTTTAATACATTACTTAAAATGTTTACCAGTTGATTTATTAGTAATTGATAAAGTAGAAGCAGATGATGTTATAGGACATTTAGTTACAAAATTAGATGATGAAGTCTATATTATGTCTGCTGATCAAGATTTTTTACAACTTGTAACAGATAAAGTAACTTGTTATTCACCAGTTAAGAAAAAATTCTACACACCTGAATTAGTTAAAACAGATTATGGTTTATATCCTCAAAATTATATTAATCAAAAGATATTAATGGGTGATAATTCTGATAATATAGCAGGTGTTAAAGGATTAGGACCCAAAAAATTATTTAAATTATTCCCAGAATTAGAACAACCAGAATTAGTTACTTTTTCTGATATAATGAATAAATGTAAAGAAAAAAGATCTGAACATGGTTTATATGAGGATATTTGTAATTTTGAAAAACAATTATTAGTTAATCAACAATTAATGGATTTAACTAATCCTGAAATACCAGAAGATAGTATTTTAGAAATAGATGAAGTATTAAATAATGAACCATCTAATTTAAATAAACAAACATTTCTAGCAATGTATAATGAAGATAAGCTAGGAAATGCGATTCCGAATGTAGAGTTTTGGCTATCTGAGATTTTTAATTATCTTCAAACATATAAAATAAAATAAAGTCTATGGTTGCATTTAGCAAATTGAATCAATATGGTCTAAATTTTCAGACCAAGGTTATTAGTTCTCTTTTAAAGAATAAAAAATTTCTACTTAATATTAGAGATGTTATTACATCTGAATATTTTGATAATCAAGCCCATCAGTGGATTATAGAACAAATTGTTAAATATTTTGATAAATACCATTCAACCCCTACATTAGATACACTTCATATTGAAGTAAAGAAAATTGATAATGATGTTTTAAAAACAGCTGTTATTGAACAATTAAAAGAAGCATATAAAGCATCAAATGAAGATGCTGAATATGTTGAAAATGAGTTTAGTAATTTTTGTAAAAACCAACAGTTAAAAAAAGCATTATTAACATCAGTAGATTTATTAGGTAACGGAATGTATGATGATATTAGACATTTGATTAATGGTGCTTTAAAAGCAGGTATGGATAAAAATATTGGTCACGAATATGAAAAAGATGTTGAAGATAGATATCGTGATGAATATAGAAAAGCAATTGCTACACCATGGTCAGTAGTTAATGAATTATTACAAGGTGGTCTAGGTGGAGGTGATTTTGGATTAATATTTGGAGGTCCAGGTGGTGGTAAGAGTTGGTCATTAATAGCCTTAGGAGCAGCAGCAGTACAAGCTGGTTATAATGTTTGTCATTATACACTTGAGTTAAGTGAAGCATATATAGGTAAAAGATATGACGCTTGTTTCACCAATATATCAGTAGCTCAAATTCAAGAACACAGAACAGACGTTGAATCAGTTGTTTCTAAATTACCCGGTAGACTTATTATTAAAGAATATCCAATGGGTAAAGCAACTATAAGTACTATTGAGTCACATATTCAAAAATGTAGAGACTTAGACCAAGCACCAGATTTAATTCTTATTGACTATGTAGATTTATTAAGAGCTGATAGGTCAAGTAAAGATCGTAAAGATGAAATTGATGATGTGTATGTAGCAGCTAAAGGATTAGCACGTGAATTAAATTTACCAATTTGGAGTGTTAGTCAAGTTAATAGAGCAGGTGCAAATGATAATATTATTGAAGGTGATAAAGCAGCTGGTTCATATAATAAAATGATGATTACTGACTTTGCAATGTCATTATCAAGAAGACGTCAAGATAAAGCAGGTGGTACAGGTAGATTTCATATTATGAAAAATAGATATGGAATGGATGGTATTACATATGCCGCTATTATAGATACATCTACAGGACGTATAGACATTGATACTAATGAATTAAGCGAAGAAGATATGGAAAATGAAAGACCTAAAAAATTAAATGAAAACTTTGACTCATTTGATAGAGATATCTTAAAGAAAAAGTTTTTTGAACTTAATAACACTAATAATTCTTAACCATATTTATATTCACATAACAAAAATTAAATGGGCACAATAGTATTGGTTTCATGTTCAGCAGGTAAAGAAGACAAAGCAATGCCAGCTGGAGAATTATATAATTCAGATTTGTTTAAAAAACAATTAGAATACGCTAAAAAACTATCTAATGATAGTAATATCTATATTATATCGGCTAAATATCATTTAGTTCCTTTAAATAAAACTATATCTCCTTATAACTTAACATTAAAGGAAATGCCATCTAAAGATAGAGAAGCATGGGCTGAAGTAGTTTTAAAACAGTTACAAGAAAAAGGTTATAGTCTTGATAAAGATAAGTTTGTGATTTTAGCAGGAAATGCTTATCGTCAATATTTAGAGCCCCATATGAAAAATGTTGAAGTACCTTTTGAAGGTTTACGTATAGGGCAACAGAAAAAAGCGTTATTACAAAAATTAAAAGAAACAATTATTAAATTAACAAATTACATTATCAAAGAAGTTAAAAAATTATACAAAAATGGAGTTCTCTAAACAACAAATTGAAGAAGCAATGATTGATTATTGTGATGATAATGACGCATTCGGTGATTTTACTGAATCAAAATTAATTAATGAAGTTTTTACTATTTTAAATCATTACTTTTAGAGAATACTAGTAATAAAGTTTCGTCAAAATTACTTCAAGAACATATTACTGGGTTAGAAGGAATACCTAAAGATATTTTTGAAGATTTTGTTTTGTATCTCAATATGACGGAGTTAGAAAGTCGTCTTCTTTAAAATTAATTAACTAAAAAAATAACTTCGGAAACGTAGTAGGCTATCTTATACTAAAAATTTTTAAACAATAAAAACACATGGACGTAACACAAGAAATTTTATCCGACATTACAACATACATGAAGTATGCAAAATATATTCCAGAAAAACAAAGAAGAGAAGTATGGGACGAGTTAGTTACCAGAAATAAAGAAATGCATATTGAGAAATTTCCTCAATTAAAAGATGAAATTGAAAACACTTATAAATTAGTATATGATAAAAAAGTTTTACCGTCGATGCGTAGCTTACAGTTCGCGGGTAAGCCCATTGAGCTTAATAATGCTCGTATATTTAACTGTTCTTTTCTTCCTATTGATGATTGGAGAGCTTTTAGTGAAATAATGTTTTTATTACTTTCAGGATGTGGTGTTGGTTACAGTGTTCAAACTCACCATATTGAAAATTTGCCTGAAATTAAAATTCCTATTAAACACAAACGTTACTTAGTAGGTGATAGTATTGAAGGATGGTCTGATGCAATCAGAATGTTATGTAAAGCATATTTTACAGGTGCATCACTTCCATTATTTGATTTTAGAGATATTCGTCCTAAAGGAGCACAACTAATCACTGTAGGAGGTAAAGCCCCAGGCCCTGAACCATTAAAAGAATGTTTATTTCAATTACAGAAAATTTTTGATCGTAAACAAAATGGTGAAAAATTAACATCAGTAGAAGTACATGATATGGCTTGTCATATTGCTGATGCAGTATTATCAGGTGGTATTCGTAGAGCAGCATTAATTGCTTTATTTAATGTTGATGATGAGGCAATGTTAACTTGTAAATTTGGAAACTGGTGGGAAGAAAATCCACAACGTGGACGTGCTAATAACTCTGCTGTCTTAATTCGTCATAAAATTGATGAAGAAGAATTCTTTAAATTATGGAAAAAAATTGAGTTAAGTAATTCAGGAGAACCAGGTATTTATTTTTCAAACGATAAAGATTGGGGAACTAATCCATGTTGTGAAATTGCTTTAAGACCGTTCCAATTCTGTAACTTATGTGAAGTAAATGTTTCAGATGTCACATCACAAGAAGATTTAAATGAAAGAGTTAAAGCAGCCTCATTTATAGGTACACTACAAGCTGGATACACTGATTTCCATTACTTAAGAGATATTTGGAGAAAAACAACTGAAAAAGATGCACTATTAGGTGTAGGTATGACAGGTATTGGATCAGGAGCTATTTTAAATTATGATTTAAAGAAAGCAGCTGATTTAGCTAAAGAAGAAAACGCTAGAATAGCTGACTTAATTGGTATTAATAAAGCAGCTCGTGTCACTACAGTTAAACCAAGTGGTACTAGTTCATTAGTATTAGGTACATCATCTGGTATTCATGCTTGGCATAATGATTACTACATCAGAAGAATTAGAGTAGGTAAGAACGAGGCAATTTATAATTACCTTACTATTAATCATCCTGAATTAGTAGAAGATGATTTCTTCAAACCAACTATCCAGGCAGTAATTTCAGTACCTCAAAAAGCACCAGAAGGTTCAATTTTAAGAACTGAAAATGTAATTGATATGTTAGAACGAGTTAAACGTTTTAATGTGCAGTGGGTTAAAAAAGGTCATAGAAAAGGTGCTAACACAAATAATGTATCTGCTACAGTTTCAATTAATGAAAATGAGTGGGAAGCGGTAGGTCAATGGATGTGGGAAAATAAAGATACATTTAATGGATTATCAGTATTACCTTATTTTGGAGGAAGTTATACACAAGCACCATTTGAGGATATTACTGAGGAAGAATTTAATGAGTTAGCATCACATTTACATAATATTGATTTATCAAAAATTGTAGAATTTAGTGATGATACAGCTTTACAAGATCAAGCAGCTTGCGCTGGTGGTGCTTGTGAAATAGCATAACTATGATAGAAAATATTCATTACATAAAAGATGGAGATAAGGTAGTATTCACTGCCTTATACCATCTCGAACGTGGTTATTGTTGTGGTAGTATGTGTAAAAATTGTCCTTACCAACCTAAAGGTATTAAAGAAAATACAAATATTCAAGACAAATATTTGGAAACCCAAGAAGATATACGTACATTTAAGTGTATTAAAGGTTATGACAAACGAAAAACATAATAAGTTTATCCAAAAACAGATATCCAAACTTAAACCTGTTAAATACAATCCATTCTTTTGGTGGAGAAAATATAAAGATAAGTCTCCATTGTCATCCAAAATGTCTATACCAGACAGGATTGATAATGGAGATTTTGATTTTTCTAATTACTATTGGCAAGCAAAACATAATATGCTTGAAATGGAAACTAAAACAGGTCATATCAAAGAACCAGATATCCGAAGAGAACAACAAACCATTTACATGGAACGTTATAGAAGATTAATGGATGATTTTGAAAAAGATGAAAAACAACGTTTATCTAATTATGTTAAAGCTATAACAGGTTTATTCAATATCAGTAAAGAAGAGGTAGAAAAGAAGATGGAAGATTTTGACGGAACCTTAGAAGAGTTTTATATATTAATTAGGTCAAAATATGATTATAAAAAATTTCAATCAAAACGAGGAAGACCTAAAAAACAATTAATATGAGTAAATTTCAATCAACAAAATTATTTGATGGATTCAGTTGTGTATTTCGTCAATGGAAAGCAGAAGGAACACACTGTCGTTTCTTACATGGTTATGGAGTATCATTTAGAGTATGGTTCGAAGGAGAATTAGACGAACGCAATTGGGTTTGGGATTTCGGAGGCATGAAACGTGCTAAAGGAACTATCGATGGTATGAATCCTAAAGCATGGATGGATTATATGTTTGATCATACTACAATTATAGCAGATGATGATCCTGGTTTAGGTGGATTTAAAACAATGAATGATTTAGGTATTATTCAATTAAGAATTATTCCAGCTGTTGGAGCAGAACAATTTGCAAAATATATCTACGAAAAATTGAATACATTTATTCAAGAGGAAACAGAAGGTAGAGTTAAAATTGCAAGAGTAGAATTTATGGAACACGCTAAAAACACAGCTATATATGAAAATTAGTCATGAAATACCTTTAGAATTATTAGAGTGGAGTAAATCAGTAAATGATTATGAATATATTTTACCTTATTTTTATTTACGTTATCCAGAATATAGAGAATTTTATCTTCAGTGTAAAGAAGAAGGTAGATTTTCAATTTTAGATAATGGATTATTTGAAGGAGAAACATATACTACAGATGCATTACTTGATTTAATTAAATTATTAACTCCAAATGTATTTATTATTCCTGATGAATGGAATGATTGGTCTAAAACATATGAACATGCTCAAGAATGGATTAAA